TAGTATATTCCCCTATAGTATATACCGCCATTGACAGAAAAAATAGAAGGATACCTACAGGCTTATACCAACCGGGCAACGAGATGGAAAACGGCTTAAATGTAATTGTTAGATCGCCAACCCATAATAGGGCGATAATAAATATAATTGTAAATAATATTGTTTTCATAATCATATAAGTTTTAATGCTTCCTGTAATCCTGCTTCAAGTGCTTCCTCGTAGGTATTATAACGGATAATAGGTCTGTCAGACAATCCTATCAAGTCATGTCTCGGAATTGTCAGTATATCATACGTCCAATAGTTTTCATACATATAGGATATTTCGATATGCAGGTTCTTAGTTTCACGAAGCCACTTTTGGGCAACATACAACACTGGACACAAAAATTCAACTGGTTCGTTATCTAT